AATGGCTAAATGGGCAACAGGAAAAAGAAGTCAAGCAATATCAGATAGATCCGGTATGGCTTTTCCATATAATGAAATGGTAAAAGAATGGAACGGTTCTTTAGTTCATTATTCTGAATTTGAACCTAAACATCCTCAAATTAGAAGAAGACACTTTACTGCTGATGCTATTGCTTTACAAAATACAAGACCACAAAGATTTCAACAACCTACTGATATAGATGGAGTAATTGCTTCCTCAGGTGGGCAAGGAATGGCAACAGCTAACTTAGCTCTTCCTGGAGATTTTGCTTTTGATAACCAAGGTATTTCAGCAATGAAGCCGGCAAACCCATCTCTTCAAAATAGAAGAAGACAATTAATTACAACTACAGGAACAGTAACAGTGAGTATTACATAATGGCAATAAGTTATTCAGATTTTTTAACACAAGTAAGGGACTACACAGAAGTAGATAGTAATGTTTTAAGTGATACAATTATTCAAGATTTTATAAGATCTGTAGAATTAGACATTGCAGGTAAAGTTGATTATGATGACTTAAGAAAATACTCTACTTCTAATTTTACAGCAGGTAATAGATATGTTTCCCTACCAGCTGATTTAACAATTATAAGATCTGTTCAAGTAATTGATGGAAGTGGTAATAGAACTTTTTTAGAAAAAAGAGATACAAGTTTTATATCAGAATATAATAATGAAGGAACAACAGGAACTCCTAAATATTGGGCTAACTGGGACGATTTTAATTTATTAGTAGCTCCCATACCTAGCTCTGCTTTACAAGTGCAGATCAATTATATAACAGACCCACCACAATTTACATCTACTAATACTACTTTTATATCTACATATCAAGAATCAATGCTTTTGCATGGTGTACTAACAGAGGCTTTTAGGTTTTTAAAAGGCCCCATGGATATGTACAGCTTGTATGAAAAGAAGTATAATGAAGAAGTACAAAATTTTGCCTTACAACAAATGGGTAGAAGAAGACGAGCGGAGTATGATGATGGTGTACCTAGAATACAGGTGCCTTCACCGACTCCAAATACATAAATTAATTAAGGAGAATAATTATGGCAATAACAACAAATGCAATTTGCAATTCATTTAAAAAACAATTAATGGGTGGCGAACACGATTTCGATACATCATCGGATACTTATAAATTAGCGATGTACACATCAGTAGCTACTTTAGGTGCTTCAACAACAAACTATGCAACAACAAACGAAGTATCATCTTCAGGTTATACTGCAGGCGGTAAAGCACTTGTTAACCAAGGTGTGAAAGTATCTTCAGGAGTAGCAATTACTAGCTACGCTGATTTATCTTTTACAGGTGTTACATTAACAGCTAGAGGAGCTTTAATTTACAACACAACTACTGACGGTGGTACAGGTACTACTGATGCTGTTGCTGTTTTAGATTTCGGTGCAGATAAAACTGCAACATCAGGAACTTTTACAATTCAATTCCCAGCATTTACTACATCTGCTGCGATTTTAAGAATTGCTTAATACGGAACTAAAATGATATGGCCACTGGATGGGGTAATAAAACATGGGGAGCATCAGATTGGGGAGACCTATCTAATGAAACCATTTCCGTCAGTGGCATATCACTTACATCAACAATAGATTCATCAACAGCTCAAGCTAACGCTGACGTTGATATAATAGGATCTCAACTCACATTCACAAACGCAGGTGCCGTTGGAGGTACTTCTGTTTCATTATCTGTAGCCGGTATTCAAGCTACTCTCTCTATGGGAGAGGAAGATATTGCAAGAGGTATTCAACAAGATGTCACTGGCTCACAATTGACTACAACACCAGGTGCTGTCACCATTGATGATCAGTTTTTAATTGGTGCGGGTTGGGGTAGAGATGGTTGGGGAAGTTTAGCTTGGGGTGATGCATATTCAGTTCAATTAAATGGTATTTCATTAACATCTTCTATTGGAGATGAAAATGCATTTACGGATGTGGTAATAAATGTAACAGGATCAGAATTAACATCCACTTTTGCTAACCCATCATTCTCAATTCAGATCGACCAAGATATATTTGTATTAGCTTCTGAAGATCAGTTAGATGCTCTTATAGGTTCTTTGGATGAAGTTACAGGTACAGCTACAGTAGATGTAACAGGTATAGAATCAACAAGTGAGATAGGGGTTGCGGTTGGAGGTACTAAGACACCTGTAGATGTAACTGGAATACAGGCTACCATGACTTTAGGAAACTTTACGTTAGTACAGTCTACTAATGAACCAGTTACTGGCCAACAACTAACTTTAGCATTAGGGGAACCAGCAGAAATACCAGGTCAGATAATTGGTTTAACAGGTCTTGAAATAACAAGTGGTATAGGTTCTGTCACAGTTATTGGAGAAGCAAGTATTGACGTTACCGGCATACAGTTGACTTCTACAGCTGGTAGCCTTAATATAACAGCGTGGGCTGAGGTTAACCCAGGAGTAAATAATACTTGGACGGTAGTTGATAGAGCTGCTTAAATGAGGTAAAATTAGAATTATTTAGGAGATAAAAATTTATGGCATCAAGTTATTCAGATCTAGGTTTAGAACTTATGGTGACTGGCGAAAACGCTGGTACATGGGGAGATAAAACAAATTCAAATTTAAATTTAATTCAACAAGCTGTTGGTGGTTATGAGGCTATCACTTTAACAAGTGGCGGAACTGTGAACCTTGTTATAACGGATGCAGCTTTGTCTACTGCAAGAAACATGATAATTAAATTTGCTACTGCAACTATTGCTGCTAGCACAATTTGTACTATTCCAGATGGAATTGAAAAATTTTACATATTCGATTGTAGTGGTCTTACAGATGCAAACAATCTTACAATTAAAACTGTATCAGGAACTGGTTTTAGTCCAACTACTGCAGGAGCTGCAAGCCCTAAAATTTTTGCAGCATATTCAGATGGAACAAACATAGTTGAAGTTTCATTAAATACTTTAGGTGGAACTATTGCAACAGCTCAAATAGAAGCTGCAGCAATAACAACTGCATTAATTTCAGACAACGCAGTTACAACTGCTAAAATTTCAAACGTAAATGTTACAACTGCTAAAATTGCAGACAACGCAATTACAACTGCTAAAATTTCAGACAATCAAATTACAACTGCAAAAATTGCAGACGATGCAGTAGGACCAGATCAATTATCAAACACTGCAGTAACTGCAGGTGATTACACAGCCGCATCAATAACAGTTGACGCACAAGGAAGATTAACTGCAGCTTCTTCAGGAGCTGGTGCTGCTACTATGAAAACTATGGTATTTGTAACAGGACCTGCATCTGGAAGTATAGCTTTAGCCCCAGGTGCAAGTAACGTACAAGCTTTTTTATTTGCTGGCGGAGGAGGTGGCGGCGGAGCTGGAAACCCTGGAGGTGAAAATGCTCATCCCGGTGGTTCAGGTGGTTTTGGTTTTTTTGCAGCACCTGCTCCAGGAGGATCTACAATACCTTATTCAGTCGGTGGCCCCGGAAGTGCCGGTAATGGTTCAAGTGGTGGTGGTAATAACGGAAGTGCAGGTGGAGCAACAAACTTTCATAATTTTACTGCTAATGCCGGCAATGGTGGCGGCAGAGGTCGTGGCGGAAGCCCTGGAAACCCTGGAAATGCACCTGGTACAAGTGGGACAATCAGTCAAGGTATATTATTTGCTAATGAAAGAAGTGCTGGTGGTTCTCAAGGAAACTGGCCTCAGCGTCCAGGTACTCCAGGCGGCGGTGGAGGACTTTGGGTACTAAGTAACGAAGGATAATTTATGGCATATTTAATTTTTAATAACGATAATCATTTAATTAAAATAGCAGCTAATGATTCAGATAGGGATTCTCAAAACATAGTTTTATCTGATCATATTGTAAAAAGTGTTTCTGATTCTGATTTTTTAAAAGTAAGAACAGACATAGCAACAGCTACTTACGATGGAACAAATGTAACTATAGTAGATCAATCTACCTCTTTTCCAAATGAAGCTCAATTAAAAAAAAAAATAAATAACGTTATTAATTTGGCATCAGATTTTCTTAGAACAAATCAAAGTAACTCACTTTATAATTCAATAAATGACTACAAACTTTATTTAGAGGACTTAGATACATCTTCTTTTTCTTTTCCTTACGAAAAAAGCATAGAACAATATTGTAATGAAAACTCAATAACTTTTTACCATCCTTTACAAATACCTTAAATAAGTATACAAGTCGTTATACTTTATAGCGAAAGTAATAAAAATGGGTGTTAACTATATAAAATTTATTGCAAGTCAAGAGTACCTAAAATGTACAGACATACTTCCAGAGCCTTCTAAACTAAATATACCTCTTTGGTATAAAGAATTAAAACATTCCGTAAAAAATCAAACTATAAAAGGTTGTATGCCTTTTTTAGACACACTAACAACAGGGTATATTATTAAAATGCCTATTGACTATCATATAACTCATAATTTTGTACATGAAGGTAAAAGACAAACGGAAGGGTATACAAAATTAAATGATTATAAAAACATAAATATTAACAGTAGAGATAATCTACAAATACACTATATTGAACAATTAGGAATGAAATGTCCTTTTGTTAATAAAAATAAAGCCTTACCTTTTCATAAAATATTAAATCCTTGGGTTATTAAAACACCTCCTGGTTATTCTTGTTTATTTTTACCTCCTATGAATAATGGTGATGATAGGTTTTCAATAATCCCAGGAATAGTAGACACAGATAACTTTATATCCGAAGTAAATTTTCCTATAATTATTAATGGAGATAAATATCCTGTACTGGAATCCACTATTGAAGCAGGAACTCCTCTGGTTCAAGTTATTCCATTTAAAAGAGAAAAATGGAAGATGGAAATAACTAGTAAAGGATTATTAGAAAGAAATAAAGTAAACTTTATACAACAATTAAAAGTAATTGCTAACTATAAAAATAAATGGTGGAGTAAAAAATTATGGAAATAGTTCCTTCGACTTTGCAAAGTTATATAAAAATTTATGATAAAGTTATGAGTGAAAATAATTCACAAGTTTTTTTAAGGATATGTAAAGAACAACTTAATTTTAAAGATGCAGGTGTTGTGGCTTCAAAAGAAAATACTAATGTTATCGATAAAGATATAAGAGATGTTCAAGCGTGGCCTTTAATTAATATAGGAGAAAACAGTAGAACAAATGTTTTTTGGGCTAATTATTTTTGTTTTAAATTTAATATATATTTAGATAAATACGCTAATGATAATCAGATAACTTCTCCAGGATGGTCTATACTAGATATGCAAGTTTTAAAATACGAAAAAAACGGAAAATATAATTTTCATGTTGATCATGGATCTAGTGTACCTAGAACTGTTAGCGGTATTTATTTTTTAAACGATGACTATGAAGGAGGAGAACTTTGTTTTAAATTTCCAGGAAATCAACAAGAGTTGATTGTTGAAAAAAAATCTAATAGATTAATTATGTGGCCAAGTAATTTTTTATACCCACATGCAGTAAAACCAGTAACAAAAGGAGAGAGGTATTCAGTTGTATTATGGGCATTATAGGCAAAGACTTTAAATATAAAAAAATAGAGAACTTTTTATTAAAAGATGAAATAGATATATGCAATTTATATTGTGAAATGAAACATCGTGTTAATTTAAAAAGTTTTGATGAAGGAAACACTATATCTCTTTCAAATACTTTTTTCTACGGAGACCCTCTAATGGAATCTATAATGTTAAAGAAAAAATCTACGTTAGAATATGAAACAGGAAAAAAACTTTTACCTACCTACAGTTTTTGGAGAATGTATACAAAATATTCAGATTTAAAAAAACATAAAGATAGACCCTCTTGTGAAATAAGTGTAACCATTAATATAGGAAGTGATGGAACAGACTGGCCTATTTATATGGAAGGAAATGAAATTAATTTAAATCCAGGTGATGCAGCCCTATATTTAGGGTGTGAGGTAGAGCACCATAGAGAAGAATTTAAAGGAGATTGGTGTGCACAAGTTTTTATGCATTATGTTGATGCAGAAGGTAATAATAAATCTTTTGAAAAAGATAACCGACCTTATTGGGGAGTACAAAAATGAATTTTAAACAAAAAAAAGACGGTTCTTGTACTTTAAATTTTAGCGAAGAAGAAATAAAAATAATACAAAGAACAAAAAAAATTTATTTTACAGATGAATCATTAAGACATTTTGGAAATGTTTTAGTTAGGATAGTTGCAGAATTTAACCAAAATTTTAATGAAGAAACAAAAAACATAGAAACTTCCACAGAAGAAAATGCAATTAACGGATTAGAAGAAGATGACAGTTAGAGTTGAAAATAATGATTATTGATTATAAAACACAGTTTCTACATATACCCCGTACAGGCGGAAGATTTTTAAGTTTTCTTTTAATTAAAAAATATTCCTGTATGCCTGCTAATTTTGACCGTGATTTTAAAGATTGTAGTATTTGTCATGTAGATATTATTCAAAGTAATTCTTTATATGCTTCATCTAAGATGTTTAAAACATTTACAATAGTAAGAAACCCTGTAACTAGATTTATTTCTTGTTTGAAGAATTGTAATAAAGTAAATGAAAACTCTATTAAAAATATGTTTGAAAATGAAACAAATTTTTTTAATACAGTATACAAATTAAGAAAGGCTAAAACAGATAATTGGTTTGAACCCCAAATAAATTTTATAGAACATGATACTAAATTTTGGAAATTTGAAAATGGTTTTAAAAAAGAGTTTGAGGAATGGTTGATTAATAATTTTGATCTTGAATTACCTAAAATTAAAAAAGGTGAAATTGAACAAAATGAAGTTTTAAATTTTTTAGAAAAAAGTAAATCAAATTATAAGCATGAGGTTATTTTAAATGAAACACAAAAACAATATATAAAAAATTATTATTTCTTAGATTGTAAAATTTTTAATTATGAAACTTCCACAGAAAAAAATGAAATTAACGGATTAGAAGAAGATGACAGTTAGAGTTGAAAATAATTTTATAGATAATAATTTTTTTTTTGAAGTCTGTACAATTATAACGGACCCTAAATTTCCTTGGCATATAAAAGATTCAGCTAATGATCTAGTTCACGATTTAATTTATGAACCTAGTTTAAAAAAAGAAAATAGTTTTTATGCTACTAAAATATTAGATCCTATAATAGTAAAGTTAAATTTAAAATCAATAGTATCTTCTAGATTAACTTTAAATTTCCGCAGACCTAGTTTTGAAAAAAACCTTATTCAAGAAGAAGGCATTGATGTAAATAATAAAAGTTTAAGAGGGTTTATAGCTATTAATAGTAGTAATTCAGAGATTGAAATAGTTGGAGTTAATAAATTTTCTTTAGTGGAAAACAGGTTTATTTCTTTTCCTAAAAATAATACTTATTTTACTTCAAGTCACACAGATAAAAAATTTAAGATAGTTTTAGAAATTATATACAACCAATGATAAATGTTAAAGATAATTTACTTTCAAAAGAAAAAATATTAGAGATTTATAAAATATGTAGATGGAGTAAATATCAAAGAGTTGAAATTGACGGAGATAATTTTCCATTTACAGGGTTAACTTGTGTTCTAGATTTAAAACACGATATTGTAAAAACAATAACCGAAGCAGCTGAACTACCTTTAAAAAACTTATCTAGAGCATATATAAATTTATTTTTACCTAATGAACAAGGTTTTGTTCATACTGACAATGCAAACAAAGATTGCACAACATTACTATACTATGTTAATACAGAACCTACAGGAGCAGATGATTTAGGTGAAACTTTTTTTTATTTAAACAATAAAGTAGAAGGAATATCACCAGTGCCTGGGAGAATAATTACTTTTGATTCTAGAATTTTGCATAGAGCATCCAGTTTAAGAAATATTGATAGATTTACAATTGCTTTAAAATGGGTGCCTGACAAGTGAAAATAAACTTATTTGAAAATAGTATTTATATAGACAACATAGATTGTTCTAAAATTAATTTAAAAAATGAAGATTTCAAAAAAACATGGGACTCTGAAACTATTAGTTCACACGTATTTAAAAATGAATTAGATGAAAATTCTCAAAATTATTTAGTAGAAAAAATTGGAAATTTATTACAAGATCAAATCTTAAAAAATTTTAAAATTAACATATTAAATATTTGGCAAAATAATTATAATCAAGGTGATTTCCAAGAAAAACATATTCATCCACAATCTCATTTTTCTTTTGTTATTTATAAAAAAGTAAATGAATCTAAAACAGTTTTTTATAATCCAAATGAAAAATTGATAGCATCTTTTTATCCATTTGATTTAATTAGTAAAACAAGTTTTTTTAAACTTTCTTTTGAACCTAAATGTCGTCAAGATCAAATTATTCTATTCCCGAGTTATTTAGAACATATGGTGAAAAAAAGTGATAATAGTACGACAATCTCAGGAAATATTTTAATTACAATAGTGTAATATACAGATAGTCTACAATGTTTAATGAAATTAGGGTATAATGCTTTTATGGCTTTAAATTTAATTAATATAAGACCAGGATTTAACAAACAAATTACAGATACTGCTGCTGAAGGGCAATATGTAGATGGAGATTTTGTAAGATTTCGTTATGGGTTCCCTGAAAAAGTAGGCGGATGGTCTTCTGTTACAACAGACACCTTAGCCGGTGGCGTAAGAGCACAGCACCAGTGGTCTGATTTAGATGGTAATAGATATGTAGCACTTGGATCTCAAAGAGGATTATATATTTATTATGGAGGAGCGTATTACGATATTACTCCATTAGAGACAGCGCAAACGGGAGGAACGTTCGATACTACAAACACCTCGCCAACGGTCACCGTAAACTTAGTTGGTCATAACATGATTGCAGGAGACTACTTTACTTTTACAAGTGTAACCCCACCAGTTGGTGCAGGGTACACAGCAACCGATTTTACTGATCAAACTTTTGAAGTAATCAGTGCAACGATTAATACTTTTACAATAACAATGGCAGCTAATGCCGGAGTTACTGTTGCAGCTTCAGGAGCATGTACTGTAAACAGATATGTTAAAGTAGGTCCTATTGGACAGACTTTTGGTTTTGGATTTGGTACAGGATCTTATGGAGGAGCCTCTGGACTTACTACAACTTTAAATGGTGCTTTATTAGACGACACTGCAGGTACTGGAGGATCGGGAACTTCTATTACACTTACATCAACAACAGGGTTTCCAACATCGGGAGTAATTAAAGTTGGAGCAGAATTTATTTCTTACACTGGTTTATCTACAAATGATTTAACAGGGATTACAAGAGCAGTGGCTGGAACACGATCAGCTCATTCTACTTTAGCAGGGGTAGAGTATTACACTGCATGGGGTGCAGCGTCTTTATCTTCTACCGTTAGACTAGATCCAGCTGATTGGGCTTTAGATAATTTTGGACAAATACTAACAGCTACTATAGCAAAAGGAAGAACTTTCACATGGCAGCCTATAAGTAATAATAATAATGCTTTAGAAGTTAGAGCAACTATTATGGCAAACGCTCCTACTAAAACAACTGTTTCAGTTGTATCAGACACTGACAGACATTTTATACATTTAGGAACGGAAGCAACAATTGGAGATACTTCAAGTTTTGATCCAATGTTAATAAGATTTTCCGACCAAGAAAATTATAGTGATTATCAACCAACAAGTGTTAATACAGCAGGTACTTTTAGAATAGATGATGGAACTGAAATTGTAGGTGCGATAAGAGCAAAAGATTATATTTTAGTTTTAACCGATACTGCTGCTTATACCATGCAATATGTTGGGGCACCTTTTACTTTTAGTATTAGAAAGGTA